TCAACACCTAAACCATATTCTTCAGCATAAAATTCTGGTACGTATTTATCTGGAGATATTCTAAACCCAAAGTTGTAATATCTACTTACATTTAAATTTTTAACGTAATCATGGGGATTGAATTTATATGGTTGACCACCCACATCAAAATTTGCTATACGAAAGTCACAATAAATAACATCCTCCGTAAATGGTTGCAGCCTAATTAATGATTCTAATTGTTGTATAAATGGAAACCCTTTAGGGAAAATAAAAATTATTTTTTCGTTATATGTTTTATATAACCATGAACAAACTGGTAAACATTGTCCAAAATCCCCAGCTTTTCCTGTGTGCGTAACTGCTATCATTTTATAATTAATTCTCCGTTATTTTTAAGTTTATTATTAATATAATTTTGATCTATTGTTATAGATTTTTTAAGTAATCCGTTTTCGTGTAATTCTATTTGAAAAACATTTGCATTGTTATCAATCACCTCATAAAAAAATTGAGCTGTTTTAACAGTTAATTCTTTAATATCCGTAATAACACCATCACGTGATACTTTAATACATACATTCCTATCATCGGTTTTATTTGACGTACTGTACCAAATAGCGAATTGGTTATTCTTATCTTTAATAGGTAACACATTAAAATATTCAACCATAGAACAAATATCAATACTACATTTATTCAACATTTCATAAAAACCATCATCATTTAATATTTTTATTTGAGCTAATGAATTTTTTAATGTATGGTAAAACATATTTTCTAAGCCATTTGATTCAGAACCAACATCAATTTTCCATGTATTGTAATCATCCTCATTTAAAATTAAATTGAAATTTTCAGTAAAAAAATCAACTCTAGTTGCAAATAAAACAGTTCTTAAAGCATTACCTTCTGATGCCATAGTATGATTATATACGGCTTTATGATACTTTAAATCGTTAATTAATTTTGGTATAATTGTGGTATCGGTTATCACCATATCAAAATTAAAACATATAACATTATCATACCCTAAACTTTTAGCGTAATTAATACCGTTATAATAATTTGTATAAACAGCAGGCCCATGATAAATGTGATTACCTTCTGTTTTAATATTCATAAACATTTTTACTTTATCATTTTCAGACCAAGAGGAACCGTAATAGTCGTGATAAGTTAAAATATTATTTGAATCAAATATAACATGATCAACTTCACCTTGTAATATTTTTGGTACTGGTGCGTGTGATGTTAGTATAACATCATAACCTTGTTCTTTTACAGCTTTAATTGAATTTAGAGTGATATCAGTTATACCGTTATTTGTTGGGTGTGTTGAAATTACTAACACTGTTTTATTTTGTTTACCATAAAGAACATCACCTATTTTTTTAATGTTTTCATTTTGGTTATTGAAATCTAAATAATTTATAGTATCATAAGTGTCAAAATAATTTTGATAAACTGGTAAGTTATATATTAATGTTGGTATTTTACAAGATATAGCCTCTCTAATTACAAGTGGCATAGTTTCTTTATCTGTTATAGTGCCTTTGGATGTGAATAAAAATAAATCCATAGCCAAATAAAAATCCTCTACGTTTGATTTTTCACCATGACATACAACATTAGATGGTTTATTTTCAATCAAAGGTTCCCAATATGGTCTAAAATTATCAGCCATATTACCCAATGAATGAAAAATTATTTTATCAGATTCAAATTGTTTTGCATATTCAAAAAATTCTTTTTGATTTTTTCTTGGTGTAAATAAACCAACATGTAATACGTGTTTGTAATTAGGATCTAAACCTAATTTAATTAAAGCCTCATCTCTATCTGGTCTTTCTTTGTATTCTATAGGGTATTCAACAACCTCGGAAGGTATATTTAACTCTTTTAACATACCAACCTGGTAATCAGATACTAAAATAAATTTATCTGGTTGAAATCTTTTTCTTTCACAATTGAATGATGAATCGTGTGAAGTTTCAAATATTTTATATTTTCTATCTGATTTATAAATTTCTTTAGCAATAATATCAGACATAAAATATTCTGGCATTTCTTCTAAATGTATAATATCTGGTTTAATCCTATTAATTGAATCAATTAATATTTGTTTATCCCCACCCCAAGGTATTGTAATTAAATTTTCCCCAAGTAAATCTTTAATTTTATTTTTCTGGATAACTAATACCCCACCAGTTACATCTTCATATTCAATAACATAAATTTCGTAAACATCTTTAAGTAACTCAATTTTTTTTGTTAAATATTGTGGTAAACCTCCAGTTGATAAGTGAGGAGCAATGTATATAATCTTTTTCATCAATTTAATATTTGATACAAAAATACTAAAAATAAACCAAAAGGAAATAAAAAAGCCTAGAAAATTCTAGGCTCTTTCACGTTTAAATCCGATAACACGAATGTTACCTTTGCTTTAACCTTTCAACTTCAATAGTAAGTTCATTAATCGCAGCGATTAATAATGGTACTATTTTTTCATATTGAACGGTTAAATAATTTTCACCAGATTTGCTATTTATAACCCCATTTTCATCAACATTTCTATCGAATGGAGCTAATTTAACAGCTTCTGGTAATACCTTTTCAACATCTTGAGCTATGACACCCACTTGTCTTTCAGGGTAAGTTCTATTCATTAATCCATCAGCCAATTCATTTTGATAATACGTTACACTTCTTAAAGATTTAACCTTATCCAATGCATTTGTAATATCATTGAAATCTTTCTTTAATCTTTCATCAGAGTAGAATGCTATAATATTACCATCAGCCCAGAATTCACCAGTACCAAGACTATTTGTTTGCCATATGGCACCACTAGCATCTTGCTTCATTGAAGAGTCAGCAAAAGTACTACTATTGTTATATGGTATGTAAGGTGTAGTCGGGTTTGTACCACCGCCACCACCACTTGCACTTGTACCTGATGTACCAGCTGTTCCAGAAACGCCAGATGTTCCAGCAGTTCCAGCATTACCATTTATACCACTTGTACCAGAAGTTCCAGCTCTACCAGAAGTTCCAGAACTACCAGAACTACCAGAGGCACCAGCAACACCACTTGTTCCTGATGTTCCAGCTGGTGATGTACCTGTAAGACCAACAACTCCATTTGTATCACGAACTAAATAACTAACTGGTGTTACAACAGCACCATTAAATTTAGTTTGTTGAACCCCTTGATCCCAATAGAAATAACTACCAGTAGCACCACCGTAAGCAGCATTTGATGGGTCACCAAATTTACTATTATTGTTATCCCAAAAAGCTAATGGATATATTTGAGTTGTAGCAGATAAATTAGCTGTATCAACATTTATAGTTTGGTTTGTAGTTAATGTACCACCACCAGATAAACCAGAAACACCTGTAACACTAACATACGTACCTGAAGTACCTAAGTTACCAGATATACCAGAAGTACCTGACGTTCCAGCTGTACCATTAGTTCCTGAAGAACCAGATCCAGCACTTAAACCACTACTAGCAGCAACACCCGAAGTACCTGCGGTACCAGATCTACCACTTGTTCCTTGTGAACCTGATGTATTTGAATTACCTGAAGTACCAGCAGTCCCATTTATTCCTGATGTACCAGCTGTACCATTAGATCCACTAGTATTACTTATTCCTGAAGTACCTGAGGTACCAGCAACTCCACTTGTTCCTGACGTTCCTCTAGAACCACTTGTTCCAGAAGTATCACTCAACCCTGAAGTACCAGCAGTTCCTTTAACACCTGACGTACCATTAGAACCAGAAGTTCCTGATGTATCACTTATTCCACTTGTTCCCGCAGTACCTCTAATTCCTGAAGTACCATGAGTACCATTTGAACCAGATGTGTTTGAAATACCTGAAGTACCTGCTGTACCATTTATTCCACTTGTTCCAGAAGTACCATTACTACCAGAAGTATTACTTAAACCTGATGTTCCAGCAGTTCCGCTCACACCTGAAGTTCCATTACTACCAGAAGTACTTGAAATTCCTGAGGTACCAGCAGTTCCTGATACTCCACTTGTACCTTGAGAACCTGATGTACCTGAAGTATTCGCAATACCACTTGTACCAGAAGTACCATTTATACCTGACGTTCCAGCAGTTCCTGATGAACCTGATGTATCACTTATTCCACTTGTTCCAGCAGTTCCTTTAACACCTGATGTTCCTGATGAACCACTTGTACCAGATGTATCACTTATTCCTGACGTACCAGCAGTTCCTCTAATACCTGATGTTCCTTGTGAACCAGAAGTTCCTGATGTATTTGAAATACCACTTGTACCAGCAGTACCTGAGATACCAGAAGTACCATTGCTACCTGATGTGTTTGAAATTCCTGAAGTACCAGCTGTACCATTAATACCCGATGTTCCGTTTGTTCCATTTGAACCCGAAGTTGAAGATATTCCTGATGTACCTGCGGTTCCTGATACGCCACTCGTACCATTTGAACCTGACGTATTGCTTACACCACTTGTACCAGCAGTTCCATTAATACCTGATGTACCTTGAGAACCTGACGTACCAGAAGTGTTACTCAATCCAGAAGTACCAGCAGTTCCTGAGATACCTGATGTTCCATTAGAACCAGATGTGTTAGAAATACCTGATGTACCAGCAGTTCCACTTACACCTGAAGTGCCATTTGAACCAGAAGTTCCACTTGTATTTGAAATACCACTTGTTCCAGCAGTACCATTTATTCCTGAAGTTCCAGAAGAACCGTTACTACCTGACGTATTACTTAAACCACTTGTTCCAGCGGTTCCATTAGTTCCACTTACACCTGAAGTGCCATTTGAACCAGAAGTATTAGATATTCCTGAAGTACCTGCGGTTCCTGAGATACCACTTGTACCTTGAGAACCTGATGTACCTGATGTATTAGATATTCCAGAAGTACCAGCTGTTCCTGAAACACCACTTGTTCCGTTTGAGCCACTTGTGTTTGAAATACCCGAAGTTCCAGCAGTTCCATTAATACCAGAAGTTCCTTGAGAACCATTACTACCCGAAGTTCCACTTATTCCTGAAGTACCTGCGGTACCGTTGATGCCAGAAGTTCCTTGAGAACCTGAAGTTCCACTTGTTGAAGAGTTTCCAGAAGTACCAGCTGTTCCTGAGATACCTGACGTACCTGAAGTTCCAAGAGATCCAGAAGAACCCGAAGTATTACTCAATCCAGAAGTACCAGCAGTTCCGTTTATTCCACTTGTACCAGATGTACCATTACTACCTGATGTATCACTTACACCACTTGTTCCAGCAGTTCCGTTTTTACCTGAAGTACCAGCTGAACCAGAGGTTCCTGATGTAGCTGAAACTGTTGAAGTTCCAGCAGCAGCTGCTGTTCCAGAAGAACCAGCTGAACCTGATGTTCCAGATGTGTTAGATAAACCACTTGTTCCAGCAGTTCCGTTTATTCCTGAAGTACCATTTGTACCGTTACTACCTGAAGTTCCAGAGATACCAGAAGTTCCAGAAGTTCCGTTAATACCTGATGTACCATTTGTTCCGTTAGAACCAGAAGTACCACTTATACCACTTGTACCACTTGTTGAAGAAACACCAGAAGTTCCGTGAGTTCCTGATGAACCCGCACTACCTGAAGTTCCACTTGTTGAAGAGTTTCCAGAAGTACCAGCAGTTCCTGAGATACCAGAGGTTCCGTTAGTTCCTGATGAACCATTTGTATTACTTATTCCACTTGTTCCAGCGGTACCAGAAATACCTGAAGTTCCATTAGAACCAGATGTACCTGATGTATTTGCAACACCAGAAGTTCCAGCTGTTCCATTAATCCCAGAAGTTCCAGAAGAACCGTTTGATCCGCTTGTTGAAGAATTACCTGACGTACCTGCTGTACCGTTAGTTCCAGAAACACCTGAAGTACCATTACTACCTGATGTATTACTTAAACCTGAAGTACCTGCGGTACCGTTTATTCCGCTTGTACCCTGAGATCCCGATGTACCAGAAGTATCACTTATTCCACTTGTTCCAGCAGTTCCAGTTTTACCTGAAGTACCAGCTGAACCAGAGGTTCCTGATGTAGCTGAAACTGTTGAAGTTCCAGCGGCTGCTGCTGTTCCAGAAGAACCAGCTGAACCAGAAGTTCCACTTGTTGATGAAAGACCTGATGTTCCAGATGTTCCATTTATACCTGAAGTACCTTGTGAACCATTTGAACCTGAAGTTGCACTTAAACCTGATGTGCCAGCTGTTCCGTTTATTCCAGAAGTTCCTTGTGAACCAGATGTATTACTCAATCCAGAAGTTCCAGCTGTACCAGAAACACCAGAGGTTCCGTTAGTTCCAGAAGAACCAGCTGAACCAGAAGTACCAGATGTGTTAGATAAACCACTTGTACCAGCTGTACCATTTATCCCTGAAGTTCCATTAGTTCCGTTAGAACCAGAAGTGTTACTCAATCCTGATGTACCAGCTGTACCATTTATTCCTGATGTACCTTGTGAACCAGATGTACCAGAAGTATTAGATAAACCACTTGTTCCAGCAGTTCCCGAAACACCACTTGTTCCATGAGTACCTGAGCTACCAGCAGAACCAGAAGTTCCACTTGTTGATGAATTACCACTTGTTCCAGCAGTTCCAGAGATACCAGAAGTACCAGCTGAACCTGAAGTTCCTGAAGTACCAGATGAACCTGATGTATCACTTATACCAGAAGTTCCAGCAATACCAGATCTACCAGAAGTACCATTACTACCAGAAGTTCCTGAAGTAGATGAAACTGTTGATGTTCCAGCCGTTGATGCTGTCCCTGATGAACCAGCTGAACCTGAAGTTCCACTTGTATTTGAAATACCTGATGTACCAGCAGTTCCTGAGATACCACTTGTTCCTTGAGAACCAGATGTACCTGATGTATTAGACACACCCGAAGTACCAGCAGTTCCATTAATCCCTGAAGTTCCTTGAGAACCTGACGTACCAGATGTATCACTTATTCCACTTGTTCCAGCAGTTCCAGTTTTACCTGAAGTACCAGCTGAACCAGAGGTTCCTGATGTAGCTGAAACTGTTGAAGTTCCAGCGGCTGCTGCTGTTCCAGAAGAACCAGCTGAACCAGAAGTACCTGAAGTACTACTCAATCCTGAAGTACCTGCGGTACCACTTATTCCACTTGTTCCTGATGTACCATTAGATCCACTTGTATTACTTATACCTGAAGTTCCAGCGGTTCCGTTAACACCACTTGTACCTTGAGAGCCAGAAGTTCCTGATGTATTACTCAATCCAGAAGTTCCAGCAGTTCCTGAAATACCAGAAGTTCCATTAGAACCAGAAGTTGCACTTAAACCTGAAGTACCTGCGGTACCACTTATACCACTTGTACCATTAGTACCATTAGATCCACTTGTATTACTCAATCCTGAAGTTCCAGCGGTTCCGTTAACACCACTTGTACCAGAAGTTCCGTTTGTTCCAGCAGAACCAGATGAACCAGAAGTTCCACTTGTTGAAGAATTACCAGAAGTTCCAGCGGTTCCATTTATTCCTGAAGTTCCAGATGTACCATTTGAACCAGAAGTTGCACTTAATCCAGATGTACCAGCAGTTCCGTTTATACCAGAAGTTCCTGATGATCCGTTAGATCCGCTTGTGTTTGAAATTCCTGACGTACCAGCTGTTCCATTAACACCACTTGTTCCAGCAGTACCGTTAGACCCTGAAGTGTTTGAAATACCTGATGTACCAGCAGTTCCATTTGTACCACTTATACCACTTGTACCATTAGTACCAGAACTACCAGAAGAACCAGAAGTTCCACTTGTATTGGAAATACCTGATGTACCAGCAGTTCCATTTATTCCTGATGTTCCGTTGCTACCTGATGTTCCAGAAGTATTACTTATACCTGAAGTTCCAGCGGTACCATTTGTTCCAGAAACACCACTTGTTCCGTTAGAACCAGATGTGTTTGAAATACCTGATGTACCTGCTGTACCAGCAACTCCACTTGTACCTGAAGTACCACGAGAACCTGATGTACCAGAAGTATCACTCAATCCTGAGGTTCCAGCAGTTCCATTAACACCAGAAGTACCTGATGAACCATTAGATCCAGACGTATTTGATAAACCTGATGTACCTGCGGTACCTGAGATACCACTTGTACCATTGGTTCCGTTAGAACCAGATGTGTTACTTACACCACTTGTACCAGCGGTACCATTTATACCTGAAGTACCAGCGGTACCAGAAGAACCTGATGTGTTTGAAATTCCAGAAGTTCCAGCTGTACCAGCCGTACCAGCAACTCCACTTGTACCAGATGTTCCACGACTTCCTGATGTTCCTGATGTGTTAGAGATTCCACTTGTACCAGCAGTACCGTTAATACCACTAGTTCCACTTGATCCGTTTGAACCAGAATTACCTGAGGTTCCGCTTGTTCCTGATGTACCACTTACACCACTTACACCATCAGCACCACTTATACCAGTAGTACCTGAAGTACCTGATGTACCTGAAGTTGATGAAATTCCAGCAGTTCCAGCAGTTCCAGATCTACCAGCAGTTCCTGAAGTACCAGCTGAACCTGAAGTGCCTGATGTTCCTGATGTATTAGAGATTCCACTTGTTCCAGCAGTACCAGAAGATCCAGCGGAGCCAGATGTTCCACTTGTTGAAGATATTCCACTAGTACCTGCGGTTCCGTTAGAACCAGATGTGTTACTTACACCTGATGTCCCAGCTGTACCAGAGATACCTGAAGTACCTTGAGAACCTGATGTTCCAGAAGTATTTGAAATACCAGAAGTTCCAGCAGTACCATTTATACCAGAAGTTCCTTGAGAACCTGATGTTCCTGAAGTATTAGATATTCCACTTGTACCTGCGGTACCTGAGATACCTGAAGTACCAGATGATCCATTACTACCTGACGTATTACTTAAACCAGAAGTACCTGCGGTACCGTTAGTACCACTTATACCAGAAGTTCCATTACTACCAGAAGTATTACTCAATCCTGATGTACCTGCGGTACCACTTATTCCTGAAGTACCGTTTGTTCCTGAACTACCAGCAGAACCTGATGTTCCAGAAGTATTAGATAAACCACTCGTTCCAGCAGTTCCATTAACACCACTTGTACCTTGAGAGCCTGAAGTTCCTGATGTGTTAGACACACCTGACGTTCCAGCTGTACCACTTACACCAGAGGTACCATTAGATCCACTTGTGTTTGAAATTCCTGAAGTACCAGCAGTTCCGTTAACACCACTAGTCCCAGAAGTACCATTAGATCCGCTTGTATTTGAATTACCGCTTGTTCCAGCAGTCCCATTTATACCAGAAGTTCCAGCAGTTCCTGATGAACCAGCTGAACCAGAGGTTCCACTTGTTGAAGAATTTCCTGAGGTTCCAGCTGTTCCTGAGATACCTGAAGTACCATTACTACCAGATGTACCAGAAGTGTTAGATAAACCTGAAGTTCCAGCCGTACCAGACACACCTGAAGTTCCAGAAGTTCCATTAGATCCAGAAGTGTTAGATATACCTGACGTTCCAGCGGTTCCGTTTGTACCACTTACTCCACTTGTACCGTTAGTTCCTGAACTACCAGCAGAACCAGAAGTTCCGCTTGTATTGGAATTACCTGAAGTACCTGCGGTACCATTAATACCAGAAGTACCATTGCTACCAGATGTTCCAGAAGTATTGCTTAATCCAGATGTACCAGCAGTTCCATTTATACCACTTGTTCCTTGAGAACCTGATGTTCCAGCAGTATTAGATATTCCACTTGTACCTGCTGTCCCTGAGATACCTGAAGTACCATTGCTACCTGATGTGTTAGATATTCCTGAAGTACCTGCGGTGCCATTTATACCACTTGTACCATTTGTTCCGTTACTACCAGAAGTATTTGAAATACCACTTGTACCAGAAGTTCCTGATACACCACTTGTTCCGTTTGAACCACTTGTGTTTGAAATTCCAGATGTTCCAGCAGTACCAGAAATACCAGATGTACCATTAGTACCGTTTGAACCTGATGTATTAGATACACCACTTGTTCCAGCGGTACCAGAAATTCCAGAAGTTCCATTACTACCAGAAGTGTTAGAAACCCCTGAAGTACCTGCGGTACCATTTGTGCCACTCACACCTGAAGTTCCGTTAGAACCAGAAGTGTTGCTCAATCCTGATGTACCAGCAGTACCATTAACACCTGAAGTTCCTTGAGACCCTGATGTACCACTTGTTGAAGAGTTTCCAGAAGTACCAGCTGTTCCTGAGATACCTGAAGTACCACTTGATCCGTTAGAACCAGAAGTATTAGATATTCCTGATGTACCAGCTGTACCATTTATTCCTGATGTACCACTTGATCCGTTAGACCCTGAAGTGTTACTCAATCCTGATGTACCAGCAGTACCATTTGTTCCACTTATACCTGAAGTTCCATTTGAACCACTTGTGTTTGAAATTCCAGATGTTCCAGCTGTTCCTGAAACACCACTTGTTCCTTGAGAACCTGATGTTCCAGCAGTATTTGAAATACCAGAAGTACCAGCTGTTCCTGAAATACCAGATGAACCTGAACTACCCGATGTTCCTGAAGTTGATGAATTTCCTGATGTACCTGCGGTGCCATTTATACCTGAAGTTCCAGAAGTACCATTACTACCAGATGTATTACTCAATCCTGATGTACCAGCAGTACCATTTGTTCCACTTATACCAGATGTACCAGCAGTTCCAGAAGATCCAGCGGAGCCAGATGTTCCACTTGTTGAAGAAGCACCCGATGTTCCAGCAGTACCATTAACACCTGAAGTTCCTTGAGACCCTGATGTTCCCGATGTGTTAGACACTCCACTTGTACCAGCGGTACCAGAAATACCACTTGTACCATTTGTTCCGTTAGAACCACTAGTATTACTTAACCCTGAAGTTCCAGCAGTTCCAGAGATACCTGAAGTTCCGTTTGTTCCTGAACTACCAGCAGAACCTGATGTTCCACTTGTTGATGAATTTCCTGAGGTTCCAGCAGTTCCATTTATTCCTGAAGTTCCTGATGTTCCATTACTACCAGATGTATTACTTATTCCACTTGTTCCAGCAGTTCCGTTAGTTCCTGATACACCACTTGTTCCACTTGAACCAGATGTATTTGAATTACCAGAAGTTCCAGCAGTTCCATTTATACCAGAGGTTCCTTGAGAACCAGAAGTTCCACTTGTATTTGAGATACCTGAAGTACCCGCTGTACCAGCAACTCCACTTGTGCCAGATGTACCATTAGATCCAGAAGTATTAGATAACCCTGAGGTTCCAGCTGTTCCACTTATACCAGAAGTACCATTTGTTCCGTTAGAACCACTTGTGTTAGATATTCCTGATGTACCTGCGGTTCCATTAATACCACTTGTTCCTTGAGAACCTGATGTTCCAGAAGTATTAGATATTCCACTTGTACCTGCGGTACCTGAGATACCACTTGTACCATTACTACCTGAAGTGCCAGCAGAACCAGATGTTCCTGATGTATTAGATATTCCTGAAGTACCTGCGGTTCCTGAGATACCTGATGTACCATTAGAACCAGAAGTATTAGATATTCCTGATGTACCAGCGGTTCCTGAGATTCCACTTGTTCCATTAGATCCAGATGTGTTAGATATTCCTGAAGTTCCAGCAGTTCCATTAGTACCACTTTCACCAGAAGTTCCGTTTGAACCAGATGTGTTAGATATTCCTGAAGTACCTGCGGTACCATTTATTCCTGATGTACCAGATGAACCTGAAGTGCCTGATGTGTTACTTAATCCTGAAGTACCTGCGGTACCAGCAACTCCACTTGTGCCAGATGTACCATTAGATCCTGATGTATTTGATAAACCAGATGTACCAGCCGTTCCAGATTCACCACTTGTTCCGTTTGTACCATTAGTACCAGAAAGACCCGAAGTACCATTACTACCAGATGTATTACTCAATCCAGATGTACCAGAAGTACCTGTTGTTCCACTTTTGCCACTTGTACCTGACTCACCACTGGTTCCACTTTCACCGCTTGTTCCTGAAGTACCTGTTGTACCAGACTCACCTGAAGTTCCTGATTCTCCACTTGTTCCATTAGTACCACTTGTTCCACTTTCTCCACTTGTGCCAGATTCACCTGATGTACCATTTGATCCAGAAGTACCACTCTCTCCACTTGTTCCTGATGTTCCAGTTGTTCCTGATTCACCAGAAGTACCATTAGTTCCAGTTGTACCAGATTCTCCTGAAGTTCCTTTTGTTCCAGAAGTTCCAGATATACCAGAAATTCCTGATATACCACTTACACCATTTAAACCATTTGTTCCAGATGTTCCGCTTTCACCGCTTGTTCCAGATTCACCGCTTGTACCAGATTCACCAGAAGTTCCAGATTCACCAGAAGTACCATTTGTTCCAGTTGTACCAGATTCACCAGAAGTTCCACTTGTACCTGACTCTCCGCTTGTTCCGTTTGTACCACTTTCACCTGACGTTCCTGATGTACCTGTAGTCCCAGATTCTCCACTCGTTCCACTTTCACCATATGTTCCACTTGTTCCTGTTGTTCCAGACTCACCAGATGTACCTGAAGTACCCAATTCACCTGACGTACCATTACTTCCAGTTGTACCAGACTCACCTGAGGTTCCAGCAACACCACTTGTACCTGAAGTTCCATTTGTACCGCTTTTACCTGACGTACCAGACTCACCACTTGTTCCATAAGTACCGTTTGTCCCTGATTCACCTGATGTACCGTTTGTTCCTGAAGTTCCACTTTCACCACTTGTTCCTGATTCTCCAGATGTACCACTTTCACCACTAGTACCATTAGTTCCAGAAGTACCACTTTCACCTGAGGTTCCGTTAGAACCCGATGTACCTGATTCTCCTGAAGTCCCTGATTCTCCGCTTGTTCCTGAAGTACCTGATTCACCTGAAGTTCCACTTTCACCACTTGTTCCAGCAGTTCCACTTGTACCAGATTCACCTGAAGTTCCAGATTCACCTGATGTACCATTTGATCCAGAAGTACCACTCTCTCCACTTGTTCCGTTTGTACCAGACTCACCTGATGTACCATTTGTTCCTGACGTACTTGATTCACCTGAAGTTCCACTTGTACCTGATTCACCAGATGTACCATTTGTTCCTGACGTACTTGATTCACCTGAAGTACCACTTGAACCGCTTTCTCCACTTGAACCTGATGTTCCTGATGAACCACTTGAGCCAGAAGTTCCAGATATTCCAGAAATTCCTGACACACCACTAACCCCATTTAAACCATTTGTTCCTGAAGTTCCTGATTCTCCACTTGTTCCAGATTCACCTGAAGTTCCAGATTCACCTGAAGTTCCAGATTCCCCTGTAGTACCAGATTCTCCGCTTGTACCTGAGGTTCCACTTGTACCTGACTCTCCGCTTGTTCCGTTTGTTCCAGACTCACCTGATGTCCCAGCAGTTCCTGAAGTTCCAGATTCTCCTGAGGTTCCTGATTCACCACTTGTACCCGATTCTCCTGAAGTACCTGTTGTTCCAGACTCACCACTCGTTCCACTTTCTCCTGAAGTTCCACTTTCACCTGAAGTTCCTGATTCTCCTGATGTGCCGTTTGTGCCAGAAGTTCCACTTTCACCTGACGTTCCAGTTGTACCTGATTCTCCTGATGTACCATTTGTACCACTTGTACCAGATTCTCCTGAAGTTCCAGATTCACCTGATGTACCAGATTCTCCGCTTGTTCCTGACTCTCCAGAAGTTCCACTTTCACCTGAAGTTCCGTTTGTACCTGATTCTCCTGAAGTACCATTTGTACCTGATTCTCCTGAGGTTCCAGACTCACCTGATGTTCCATTAGTTCCAGTTGTCCCTGATTCACCACTTGTTCCGTTTGTACCCGATGTACCAGACTCACCTGATGTACCATTAGATCCACTTGTACCTGAAGTTCCTTTTGTTCCAGAAGTTCCAGATATACCAGAAATTCCTGACACACCACTAACCCCATTTAAACCATTTGTACCAGATGTTCCACTCTCACCACTTGTTCCAGATTCACCTGATGTTCCACTCTCACCGCTTGTTCCAGATTCACCACTTGTTCCAGATTCACCTGAAGTTCCAGATTCACCTGAAGTTCCACTTTCACCTGATGTTCCATTTGTTCCTGATTCACCACTTGTACCGTTTGTACCTGATTCACCTGAGGTTCCTGATTCACCACTTGTACCTGATTCTCCTGATGTACCAGATTCTCCGCTTGTTCCTGACTCTCCAGCAGTTCCACTTTCACCTGATGTTCCAGACTCACCTGATGTACCATAAGTTCCTGAAGTTCCTGATTCTCCACTTGTTCCTGATGTTCCAGCAGTTCCACTTTCACCTGATGTTCCATTTGTTCCTGATTCACCACTTGTACCCGATGTACCTGTTGTTCCGCTTTCACCTGAAGTTCCGTTACTACCTGATTCTCCAGAAGTTCCTGATTCCCCTGAGGTACCTGATTCTCCTGAAGTTCCACTTGTACCTGACTCTCCGCTTGTTCCGTTTGTTCCAGACTCACCTGATGTCCCAGCAGTTCCTGAAGTTCCAGATTCTCCTGATGTACCAGACTCACCTGACGTACCAGATTCGCCATTTGTACCTGACTCACCAGATGTACCTGAAGTACCAGTTGTACCAGATTCCCCTGAAGTACCATTAGTACCTGAAGTGCTTGATTCACCACTTGTACCTGATGTTCCAGTTGTACTTGATTCACCTGATGTTCCATTAGTTCCAGTTGTTCCAGATTCACCAGAAGTACCATTTGTACCTGAAGTGCCTGATATACCAGAAATACCTGATACACCACTTACACCATTTAAACCATTTGTACCAGAGGTACCAGATTCACCTGACGTACCACTCTCACCACTTGTACCAGATTCTCCTGAAGTTCCTGATTCACCAGAAGTTCCTGATTCACCACTTGTACCACTTTCACCAGAAGTTCCTGATTCACCACTTGTACCACTTTCACCTGAAGTTCCTGATTCACCACTTGTACCACTTTCACCTGAAGTTCCTGATTCACCACTTGTACCACTTTCACCTGAAGTTCCTGATTCACCACTTGTACCAGATTCTCCTGAAGTACCAGTAGTTCCTGATTCACCACTTGTACCAGATTCTCCTGAAGTACCAGTAGTTCCTGATTCACCACTTGTACCAGATTCTCCTGAAGTACCAGTAGTTCCTGATTCACCACTTGTACCACTTTCACCTGAAGTTCCTGATTCACCTGAAGTACCATTCGTACCAGTTGTTCCTGACTCACCAGATGTACCACTTGTTCCAGATTCACCTGATGTTCCGCTTTCCCCAGATGTACCACTTTCACCACTTGTTCCAGATTCACCTGAAGATCCGCTTTCACCACTTGTTCCAGCAGTTCCACTCTCACCAGAAGTTCCACTCTCACCACTTGTTCCAGATTCTCCTGATGTACCTGATTCACCAGAAGTTCCTGATTCTCCAGAAGTTCCCGAAGTACCAGCAGTTCCTGATTCACCAGATGTTCCAGTTGTTCCAGATTCACCAGACGTTCCATTTGTTCCATAAGAACCAGATGTACCTGACATACCAGATGTCCCAGAAATTGCACCTAAAGCAACTAAATTAAAATAAGAAGGGTTGTTATAAGGATCTTCCGATCCAGTTGTTGTTGTAGTTACAATATATGTGCTACCATCAAAATAAAATAATTCACCAACGTTATAAATAATTGGCGCATAATCACCAGTCCAAGTATCAATAAAAGCACCATTTGCTCCAGAACTACCCGAAGTACCTGATTCCCCTGAAGTTCCGCTTTCTCCTGAAGTTCCAGAAGTACCTGATTCGCCTGAAGTTCCGCTTTCTCCTGATGTTCCTGAAGTACCCGATTCCCCTGAAGTACCAAAAGTCCCAGATTCACCACTTGTACCTGAAGTACCAGCAACAAAATCCGAATATGTAAATTGACCCGAAGTCGGATCATACGTTACTAAATACGTGGGTGTTACATTAAGGGTTAATTCTTGGTTTTCCCATTGGGATGTTGTACTGTTATAAACTAAAATATTACCACCAGTTACACCAGTGGTAATAATTACGTCTGATAAATCATTAAGACCTAAATTTAGGATAGCTTGATTTAGATTATCAAAATTTGCATCTAACTCACCAAAGGTTAGAGGTCTCTGAAGAACACTTCTTAAATATATTACTGCCATTTATTATCGGAATTTAAACTATAGATAAATAGTGTCAATTCCGATTAAAGCTACAGCATCTTAACTATTATTTTCTCTTTTTTAATATCATAGTTAATATTAAACGATCCTTCTTTAGGCATACCGTTCTTTAATAGCTCTTCCGACATTGGATCTTCTATATATTTTTGGATAGTCCTCTGTAACTCCCTGGCACCGTAATTCTTATCATATCCAAGCTCAGATAATTTTTCTTTTGCTGATTTTGTTATCTTAAAACTATAGTTAGATTCTTTTAATCTTTCAGCTAACTCATTCATTTGCAAATCTATAATCTTAATTATTTCTTCTTTACCTAAATGATTAAAATAAATTAAATCATCCAAACGATTTAAAAATTCTGGTTTAAAAGTTTTCTTCAAGCTTTTTTCAATTATAGCTTGTGATGATTTTATTGTATCTTCATCAGTTGAGAAACCAATCTTAACACCGAAATCTTGAACATCTTTTAAACCAACATTTGATGTCATAATAATAATAGTATTTTTAAAATTAATTTTTCTACCACTACCATCTGTTAAATGTCCCTCATCTAATAGTTGTAATAAAATATTAAATAAATCTGGATGAGCTTTTTCAATTTCATCAAATAAAATGAGTGAGTATGGTTTATTTTTAACCTTTTCGGTTAATTGTCCACCTTCATTATAACCAACATATCCTGGAGGAGCACCAATTAATTTAGAAATATTAAATTTTTCGGAATACTCTGACATATCAATACGGATCATAGCATCTTCACTACCAAATACTTTTTCAGCTAAAACTTTAGCTAATTCTGTTTTACCAACCCCAGTAGGCCCTATGAATAAGAATGAACCAATTGGTCTATTTTGTCTACGAATACCAGTTCTATTACGTTTAATAGCTGCTGAAACTTTACCAATAGCTTCATCTTGACCTATTACGGTATTTGACAATTCTTTATCAATGTCAATTAATTTTTTAATTTCGTTTTGTGAAATTTTACTAATAGGTATTCCAGTCATCATAGATACAACCTCACAAATCATTTCGTCCGTGACAATCATACGTTTATTATTCAAACCATCTTTCCAAATTTTTGTTTCTTTATCAAGTTCACTTGTTGTTTTCTTTTCAAGATCTCTTAAATCAGCAGCCTTTTCATAATTTTGGCTTTTAACAACATCAGTTTTTAATTTCTTAATTTCTTTAACTTTGTCCTCCAACTCCTTAATTTTTTGTGGTGGTTTAATACTAACCTGAGTTCTAGAACCAGCCTCATCTAAGATATCAATTGCTTTATCTGGAAATTCACGATTTGTTATATATCTGTCAGATAGTCTAATAATCTCATCAATAGCATCATCCGTATATTCCACTTTATGAAAATCCTGATATTTTTCACGAATATTCATAAGGATATCCTTTGTTTCAGCTAATGTTGGTGGGTTAACCATAACTTTTTGGAAACGTCTATCCAACGCACCATCTTTTTCAATATGCTCACGATATTCATCTAAAGTTGTAGCACCAATACACTGTACCTCACCACGAGCTAAAGCTGGTTTAAATACATTTGCAGCATCTAATGAACCAGAAGAATTACCAGCACCAACTAAGGTATGTAATTCATCTACAAATAAAATAATATTCGGGTTATCCCTAACTTCTTCCAATAAACCTTTAATTCTTTCTTCAAATTGACCACGGTATTTAGTACCAGCTACCATTGAAGTTAAATCTAAACTCATTAATCTTTTGCCTTGAAGTGGTCTAGGACATTCATTTTTAGCTATTTTAATAGCCAAACCTTCAGCAATTGCTGTTTTACCAACACCAGGATCACCAATCAATACTGGATTATTTTTTTTCCTACGTGTTAAAATTTGTGCAACACGCTCAACCTCAGCCTCTCTACCAATAATTGGATCTAATTTATCATCATTAGCTAAAGCAGTTAAATCACGACTGTAATTATCTAAAATAGGTGTTTTTGATTTAACTTTACTTTGTTGGTTTTCGTTTGATGTATTTCTTTTATTACTATCTTCATCTGAAAAATATGTAGATGATACATTTAATTGTTTTAATTTTCTCTGTATAAATGTTTTAGATATACTGTAATCCTTTATTATTTTTATAATAGCCATATCTAAATCAAATGAAACCGTGAAGAATAGCTCAGCACTAATAAATTCTTCTTTATTTTTTGCTTTTGAACATTGCTTAAGAACCTCTTGTAAAGGAACTTCAAATGTTAATATACTTTCATTATTTATCTCACTATCGTTATCGGATTGTTTTTTTATAAAATTATCAACATCAGTTAGAAGTAAATCATAATCTGAAATTTTATCTTTTAGAATTTCACGAATAACATTATCTGACACCATGATACCATATAAAACGTGTTCTAACCTTAATTTACTATCTCTATATTGAAGAGCTGTTTCACGACCGACTGTAAAGGCTTGTCTTAGTTCATTTGACATTTTTTCTTTCATATTATATCTATTTTTGACAAAGGTAACTAATGGATTGACATTTTCCAAATAATTTATTACTTTTGTTTTAAATAAATATACACATATGGAAACAGTATTAATAAATTTAAAAAATGGTAAGGTTCAAACTTATGAAAATGTTCGAACAACGGTAATTAGTGGTAATTATTTAATTTTAGTTACCAAACAAGGTGAAATTAACCCTAATGATGAAACAGATGCTTATGTTTTAACGACAAATGAGATTATTGATTTAAATGAAGTGCGTAATTACACGGTAAAAACAAAAACAAAAAGTTATGGTAAAGAGTAAAAACTACAACGGAAACAAAATTATCTGCGAATATGATAGTTCTAATCTAAAAGGGGCTGAGTATGATACCATAACTAAAAAACTAAATGTTACGTTTGGTAATGGTATGAAGTACGAGTATGATGATGTTTCGCATGAAACATTTGCCGAATTAAATTTATCTGAAAGCCAAGGTAAATACTTTAACCAAAAAATAGCTAAAAATTTTACATACAGAAAAATATAAAGTATCGTTTTATCTATTTATTATAAATTATGGTTAAACTAACCAAATAATAAAACTATTTATCAATAAATAAAAACAATGTCAAGTACAAAAATAGACCAACTTCCACTATTTCCTGGAACCGACACCTCAGGAGTATATCTTGTTGTAAACGATAAAACCGAAACCACAACATATAAAATTAAAAAAGAAACGTTACTTGGTACATCAGGTAATTCTGGTAATTCAGGTACAAGTGGTGTAAATGGTATCTCAGGAACGTCTGGTATATCAGGTACAAGTGGTGTAAATGGTATCTCAGGAACGTCTGGTATATCAGGTACAAGTGGTGTAAATGGTTTATCTGGTACATCTGGTACAAGTGGTGTAAATGGTATCTCAGGAACGTCTGGTATGTCAGGTACAAGTGGTTTAAATGGTTCATCTGGGACATCTGGCGCTGATGGGGTTTCATCTGACCAGTATCATTGGAGAAATGGGGATGAAATTATGATCTCATCAGGTCAAATTATAACAATTGGGTCGGATTACATGTTAATTGATAGTGCGTTACTTACTGAAGCTGCAACTAACGATGGCTTTGGGTCATCAGTCACGATAGCAGGTAAAACATATAGTAGAGACGGTAAACTATCTGTTTTTGGTGACTTTGTTGTTTATGATTCAGACATCCTAAACAATGGTCAGATAAGAGTTGAGGGTGGTCTCATATTAGAAGGGGATACTAACATAATAGGAAATGGAATAATAATTTAAATAAACAAATAAAACAAAAAAAATGCAATACATTCAACTACAAGCACAAGCTACGGGAGCAACACCAACACCTGGAGATGGTAAGTATAACTTCTTTATTGATGAGGCTGATGGTCAACCTAAAATAAAAGATGATAATGGTACTATTATCACTGTTAATGGTGTAACACAGACTTTAACATCGTTAACATATTTCGCTTTTACTGAGCTTATAACAAATAGTGAGTTAACAAAGGGTTATTTCTATGAAATAAACGATTATGAAACTTGCTACGATCAACCAGACTTTACAGCAACCGATAGTGCGGTAACTACTGGTAATTATAAAACCTCTGGAGAGGTTCAACCAATAATCGTTTTTGCGACAGCAACAAACGAAATTTCGATAGACGCTTTCCAAGCGGCTTACCCAAAAGATAAGATAAAATATGATTGGACGTTTGGTACCACAGAAGTAACTAGTAACCCAGCTAAAGGTAGAATTATCGAAAGAATTGATGAGTTCAATAATAGAACTGATTACGATCACAGAAATATTTTATTCAAAAGATACACCATGTATTACCCAAACCAAAAATTACCTGGTACATTAACTATGGTTGATGGTGCGGTTACTGGTGTGGACACCGAATTTAACAGTTTATCTGTTGGTAATCGAATCCATATTACTGATTCTGATTTAGAATATATGATAACAGCAATTACTGGTGATACTACTATGACTGTAACTGGTATAACATATAATAACGTAAACGGTTCTTATTTTTCAACAACCAATTCAATAACTGGTTATAAGAGAAACAACACTAGTAACCCAACAGGTTTTACCGAACATTACACATTTGATTTAGATAATGATGATAATTATTATATTAATAATTATATCGGTAACTATGGTAATTTAAGAACCTGGGATGCTAACGATTTTTATTTAGCCAACAATGTGTTTATTGGTGGTGATTATATTAACAACAAAATTGGTGATAATTCATACAATAACACATTTGACGATGATTGTGATAGTAATGTTATCGGTACTGGTTTTTATAATAACACAACTAACGATGATTTTGATGATAATGTTATTGGTGATAATTTTAATAACAATATAATAACAACCGATTTTGATGATAATCAAATAGGTAATAGTTTTTATAACAATATCATACTTTGTGATAATGATTTTGATGATAATCAAATAGGTAATAATTTTAATAACAATCTAATAAGTTGTGAAGATTTTTATAGAAACCAAATTGGTAATGATTTCAATGGTAATACTATAACTGGTAGCGATGATTTCCAGAATAATGTTATTGGTAACCAATTTAACAATAATATCATTACACAAGAGTTCATTAAAAATAACATAGCCAATGGTTATAACCAAAATGAAATCCTCGTTGATTTTATAGGTAATGTTGTGGGTAATGGATTTAATAACAATAACATTACTGGTGGTGAGTTTTATGATAATATCATTGGTCAGTACTTTCAAGACAACACAATAGCTGCTAATTTTAACAGAAACTCAATTGGTGGTAGTTTTTATAGCAATGATATTATTTACACTGGGTCTACAATTGATTTTATAGACAATCAAATATTTTATGATTTTGAAAATAATACCATAACTGTAGATTTTGAAGCCAATAAAATAGGTGGTGATTGTAAAGGCAATATGTTTATCCGTGATGTAAATGACAATGGTTCTGTATCAGATAATAATATCGGATATTATATGACGGGGAATGAAATCTCAGGTGCTTTTGGAAATAATATTATCGGTAATTATTTCCGAAATAATGATATATTTGGTGCGTTTTATAAAAACCAAATAGGTGTTTGGTTTGAAAGTAATACAACCCAAGATGAATTTGCTTATAATGTTATTTTAAATTATTTTTATAATAACACCATAGGTGAATATTTTGGTTACGGTTATGATTCAGATCGTGGTAACGTAATTGGTAATACTTTTGAGGATAATACAATCAGAGATCATTTTTACGATAACAAAATTTCTGATGGTTTTAGTAATAACTTAACCCCAACCCATTTCCAATATAATGAAATTAAATACCCTGTTGATGGTGTTGACTTTGCTAGTAATAACAAAAATATCGATACTTTTAGCCGCAACTCACCAACTTCAACAGCATCTAATGGTAACATTGATGTTGGTGGTGGCACTTCAAGTGGCGATGGTCAAGGAGCTACATTCCAAGTTAATGTTTCTGGTGGTACAATTCAGAATGTGGTTCTTTTATCACCTGGATATGATTACGAAGTTAGTGATACGATAACAATACCATCTAGTTCATTTAATGGATCTGGTGATTTAATAATAACAGTCACTGCTGTTACTCCTGAAGCTATGGTTGTCTCTGATTACAATTGTAAAATAAGTAAATCGGTTGAAGGCGGTTTATTAATCTCTACCGAAACATTAAGTGGTCTTTATACTCAGTCTGACATAACAGAAATATTCCTAGACTAAAACATAATTAAAAATTAAAAACTAAAAAATATGAGAATTAATATATTATGTGAAGACGCTAAAGTCGCACAAGCAAGAGAAAAATTTAATAGCAAGAACATTCTAACAACCCCTTTATCGGAAACTGGTAATAAACCAGCTACGCATTGGTTTTGTTGTATGGCTGTCACAGAAGAAAAGGCTAATGAGTTAATGGCTAAAAAAGATTTAACCGAAATGGAGATATCTAAACCAAAAGAGTTTTTAGAAAAGTGGAACTTAAAAATCATAAAATAATAAAAAATTTTATAAATAAAAATGAGATTGACCCGATAATTGATTGGGTTAATTCCATTAAGCATATCCAAAAAACTGAGTATGTTCATATTCTTGAGATCGCCAAAGCGTTAAATGGTAACTCACATATGTTTGACATATCAAAAAACGATTTAACTAAAAAAGTAACTACAATGCAATCTGGTAATGATGTTATGTCAGAGGGTGTACCAGAATTTATTACAGAATTAATTGATAGAGTTGCTGAATCAGTTGGTGTGCCAACACAAAACGTTTTCATGCAAGTTGTTGATATGAATAAAGGTGGTAAAATAAAGGTACATTATGATATTGGTATAAATGGTTATATTGTATATAAATGTAATCTTAGTGTCTTATCTGAAGAATATCAGTTCATGGTTGGTGAAGATGTTATTGATGTTAATCAGGGTGACTTATATTCTTTCGAAGCATCGTTATATAAACACTGGACTGAAAATGAATTTAACTCACGAAGAGTATTACTTAGCTTTGGTTTTTTATTACCTTACGAAACGTTAGGTAGAACTGAAAATGACCCAAGAGTTAGATTAAGTCATAGGATTGAGAAATATATCCAATAACAAGATATTTATATAATACAACAAATTAAACCATGGATTCAATTTTAAAAAGTTTTAAATTAAGAGATCATCTAAACTCAGAGGTTTGGGTTGAAACAGAAACTAATAACTTTAACAAAATTAAGTTAAAACCAGAACTTAGAACAGCTTTATTAAAAATTGCTAAGGATTTTATTGATTCATTTAAAATTGAATCTTTAGAAATCGAAGATGTTTTATTTATTGGTAGTTTAGCAAATTTTAATTGGTCTAATTTTTCTGACATTGATTTACATGTTGTTGTTGATAAAAGTAAAATAAATGATGATAAAATTGTTGTTGATGAATTATTTGATGCAAAAAAAGCTCTATTTAATTTAAAACATGATATTAAAGTTAAAGGTTATGACGTTGAATTGTATGGTCAAGATGTTAATGAAGAATTAGAATCTTCTAAAGGTATATACAGCGTATTATTCAATAAATGGGTAGACACACCAACAAAAGAAGATTTTAAATTAGATAAAAAAACGGTTATTAATAAAGTTAATGAATTTATAAAAGCATTAGATAGGTTAACTAATATGGAAAATTCTAATGATAAGATAACAAAAATTGACGCTTTTAAAGAAAAAATTCGCAAATATAGAAAGAATGGTCTTAAACAAGGTGGTGAATTAAGTAACGAAAACTTGGTGTTTAAGTATCTTAGACGTTCTGGATTCATGGAAAAGTTATCAGATTTGGGAATAAATACAAAAGATTCTTTACTATCTGTCGAGAATGTTGAACTTTAATGAAATAACAGATATTTATATTAAGAATAACTTTAACAAAAATATTTTAAACTATGAGACCAATAGGTTCAGAAAAAATACAAGACACAGACAAAAAACTAGAAAGAATTCTAGAAATCGCTGGTATTAAAAAAGAGGTAATAAACGAGTCAGCTCAAACCATTGGTAAGTTGTCTAACCTTTTACACGAAGCTGTTGCAGCTGACGGTACAGAATATGCTATTGTTCAAGAAGAAAAACATATTTATATTAAAACCAAAAATGGTGAAAATTATGTATATCTTTCTGGTGTACAAAATATCCACGAACACTCTTATAAATCATATGCTGACGCATTAAAACACCTTAACTTCATGTTTAAACAAATCAACGAAAACGTTGGTCAAGTTGATAACATTGATATGTTAAAAAAAAAAGTTTAGATGAGAAATATGTCTTAAAATTAAAAAAGACATCATCTGAACCAGCACCAGCTGCTACACAAGATTTTACTGATACAAATATTACTGAACCATCTGGAGAAACATCAGATGGTTCTTCTGCTTCTAACGATACAGCTGGTTTAGAGGCTGACTTATTAAGCGGAACTGATACAGCAACACCAACTGATGGTACTGAAGCTCCAGTTGATACAACAACCACAGATGGTACTGAGGTTCCAACGACTGACGCACAAACCGATGGTACTGAAGCCCCAGTTGATGCAACAACAGATGGGACTGAGACACAAGGTCAAGAAGAAGATCCGTTAAAGGCTATTCAAAAACTTACAGGTAAATTATCACAAAAAATGCGTGATTTTGAAGAAAAACTTGCAGATAAAGATATCAAATACACTTTAAATTCTATTATTTCAGCATCTGATATTAATAAATTGAGTGATGAAGATAAAAGCGACATCATTAAAAAGATTGAAGATAAAGATGAAGAACAATCAACAGATAACACCGAATTAAGTGAGGTTGAAGGTGATGATGAAAATGATTCAAAATTTTATGATAAATTATTAAGCGATAAAACCGTTCAACATATCATTGACATGGCTGATTTGGGATTTGAAACTAAACACAACCCATCAGAAATTGCCTTTGATTTTTGTGAAGCGGCTTATGTTTTTATTCATGATTATAATGACAGTACTGATTTTATTAATACATTAAAAACAATATTAAGTGACAACGCATTTAAGCCAAAACCAACTTTAAATTCTAAAGACGATTTAGAACTATTTGGTGACACAATTTATGATGCTTTAGTTAAACATGAAGCTATACACACAGAAAACAATGAAGTTTTACGTGAACTTGATTTTAACGTACCAGAAGACACCTCAAGATTTAATGCTAGCGGTGGTCAAACAGTTGGTGAAAACTCAATAAACGAAAGGTTAATGAAAATATTAGAACAAGCTAGAAATAATGTAAAAAATAATTTAAATAAATAATTAAAATGAGTGATAAAAAAACATCGGTTCTTAATGAACTAAATACAATGAGAAGACAAATGGGTCTTCCAGTTCTAAATGAAAATGAACTATTACATTTAGAATTAAATCAAATTGACTTAAATCCACTTAACGAAGGTTGGTGGGAAAATGCTAAATATACCTTATCAAAATTAGGTAGATATAAAGCTGGTGGGAAAATATTTGGTAAAAGCCAAACTGATGCTAAAGCAATCGCACAAATTACAGCTTTATTAGATAAGCAAGGTAATGAAGTTATTAAGAGTTTAGATAGGGCTATCAAAGAAAAAAACCCAGAATTCCCAAACAATAAAAGTCAATTAGATTTTGTTAATACGGTAATTGAAATTGCAACTGTTTATGATTCATTGGTTGCAGCAACAAAATTAAAACCAGATACTAAAGGTTATTTACCTATTGACGCTGCTAACGCAATCATCGAAGATTTAAGAGTTTACTCACAAAAATATCTTGATGTTGATTTAACAGCAGCGTTTAGTGTATTTAACGAAGAAGAAGAAATTGAAGAAGTTATTGATGAAGCATCAAGTCCAGCACAACAAGCTGCAATTGCTATTAGTAAAAAAGAAAAAGGTATTGATGAGGCTGATACCAAATTAAATTTGGCAGCGGCTCAAGCGGCTGATAAATTTGCTGGTACAAAAGCAGCTATCAAAAAAGGTGAGATTGATTCTTTTGATACTGAAAGAATGAAGACATTAAAATCTTGGAGATTACCATTAACATTATTAGGAACTGCTGCATCATTTGGTGCATTAAGTTGGTTAATTGAATATTTGTTTTCACCAAAAGAAATTACAACAGTAACACAAGAGATTGCGCAAACAAAAGCTGAAGCTGCGTTGGCTAATATTAATCCAGGTGAGGGTATGACTCAAGTACTGAATAGAGCTTTAGGTTTAAATTTAAGTACCACTTCTAATCCAAACGATGTCGTTGGTGCGTTATCTAAATTAGGTGGTGGCGATCCTTCAAAAGGAGTTGAAATTATAACACAACAAGGTGGTATATTCAAAGATCCAGCAGCGGCTAAAGCTACGTTAAGTGCAATTGTAGCAAACCCAACCGAACACGGAACAACATTAAAACAAGTATTCTCAGGAACATGGGCTGGTACTGGTAAAGCCGCTGGTGATACTTTAGTTACATTATCTGGTGGTACTTTAACGGGTATGGTTACAAAAGCTATTATGACTTGGGTAACTAAGAGAACTATTGTTGGTGGTAGTAAATTAATTATTGCAGCTCCAATACTTAAAGTATTAGGTATCGGTTTATTAGCTGGTGGTGTTGCCGCAGCATTAGCTAGATGGAAAGGAAGAAAATCATCTAGAGCTCAAGTATTAAATGATTTAATTCAATACTTAAGACCAACCGAAGGCACAAAGGAAAACCCTCCTGTTATCGGTGATACTGGTGGTGGAGAAAAAAACCCAAAAGGCGGTGAACAAGATCCAAACAAACAAGATCCAAACAAACAAGGTAAATCTGGTGCAGACCAACAGTTATATATAAATCTTAAAAAATATTTCCAAGATTTATTTAATTTTAAAGGTCAAGTTAATACTAGCACATATGGTCAAGGCGGGTCTTCTAACCCAACAAAACAATACACTGGTAATCAAAAAGTAACTCAAAAAATTACTCAACCAAATGATATTAACGATATTATTAAATTAATGGAAGAGGATAATAAGTTCTTAGAATTATTAGAAGGTTTAAATAGATTAATTGAAGCTGATGATAGTTTAGGTAGATCAATCAACGCTAAAGGTCAAGCGGCTAATGCTGCTAATAGTAATGATAAAGGTTTAGGTGATGCTGGTTTGAGTTCTAACGAAGTAAAATTATTTAAAACAAATGTTAATCGTTTATCTGGTATCATTAAAGCGATGAATAAATTTAGTAGCGGAGATAAAAATTTAAACAATTTAATTTCCCAAGCTAAATCAAATCCAATATCTAGTATTGATATTAATCAATTATTAGTTTCTGATGATAAAAGTTTAAAAATATTTGTTAGCAATTTCAATAAAGCTTTATATTCTATCCAATTTAAAAATGGTAATAGTATAATGGATCAATTAAAATTGGTTAACATTAATAAATTAAACGAAGCTGCTGAAAGAATGCCTAGTAAAGGTGATATTAATAAAATTTATAATTTAAGAAAAGATTTTTTAAAGAATTTACCTAATTACGTAAAATCAATGTATGCTGTATTTTCATACTTAATTGATCAATCTAAAAAAGGAACTTTAGGTCAAGCATCAGGTAAATCAAATACTGGTAATAAAACTAGCACTTTACAAACCCTTGGTGCAACACCACCAGCAGGTAAAGCAACGCCACCACCAGCACCTAGCACATCAGCAACACCTGAAGCTGGTAACACATCAACTCAACCCGCAACTGATGATAAAGATGCTAAAAAGGGTAAGGATGGTACATTCTATGATATGAATGAAGATGTTCAGTTAATAGATTTAATTGAAACTCACAATAACTTAATGGATATCATATTGGAAAATATGGATATGTTAAAAGAGGTTGGTGCAACACCACCACCAGCACCTAGCACAGAAACAAATAAAAGAGATCCAAATCAAAACGCTATTGATAATGGTGATGGTGGTAGAATATTCACACAATTATCTATTGTAGTACCTGAGATGAGTGGTAAAATCGCAAACGCATATAAACAACAATACGGTCAACAAATTAACAGAGTTAAATTAGCTAAGTTTTTACAAACGGTTTTAGGTTCATTTGCTAAAGTACCCCAACAAAAAATGGTTCAGTTAATTAATCGTGGTGATATGGATGTTACAGCTTATAAACGAATGTTGAAAGATATTAAAAATTTAGAGGGTGATGCTGAAGCTGGTGCCGAAGATGCTGGCGCTGAACAAGCAAAACAACCAGGTTTACAATATAACCCTAGCAACCCAGAAAAATTCTTACCAAATAAAGTAGGTAATTATGATTTAAGTAAAATTAGTCAAGCAGCTAGAATTGCATTGTCGCAAAAAGCTGCTGAAATTATCAGTAGATCAGAAAACAATGGCACAGAACAAAGTTCTGAAAATATGTTAACAGTCATCAAACAGTTAGTAGATGATATTAACAAAAATGGTCAAAGAACTATACCTACGGTATAATTAACCAAAGCAACATGATATGAAAAGCCAGAAATTTCTGGCTTTTTTTATTTGGTATTGTCATAACTTTTTATTAGTTTTGTAAAAAATAATACAATGCTAATAGGAATTATAGGTAAAAAAAGATCAGGTAAAGATACATCGGGTGATTATCTAGTGTCTGAAAAGAATTTCACAAAATACAGTTTTGCAAACCCAATTAAGCGTGGCGCTATGGAGTTGTTCGGTTTTTCCGAAGAACAGGTTTTTGGTGACTTAAAAGATGTTGTTGACCCAACTTGGGGTATTACACCTAGATTAGTTCTACAAATAATGGGAACTGAAATTTTCCAGTATGATATGCCAAAGCATATCCCAGAATTACAAGTGTTTGGTCGTGGTTTTTGGGTTAAACGTTTTGAGCAATGGTATGAACAAAATAAAAACTTAGATGTTGTTATTTGTGATGTTCGTTTCCAACATGAAGCTGACGCTATTTTAAAAATGGGTGGTCAAGTTTGGAAAGTTCAAAGACCTAGTTTAGTATCTGTTGACGAGCATGCGTCTGAAATGGAAATGGATTCAATCACTGGTGTTACTAATATACTTCAAAACGATGGTACTCTAGAGAATCTTTATAATAAAATAGATTCTTTAGTTTTAGTTAATGAAATCGTTTGATACAGCTGAAAGTATATTAAGTCTTTATGATCACAAATTACCTTTTTCTGTAGCAGAGTATTTTTGCTTTGCTTTCAGGAAGCTTATTGTTTGTAATAAATCTTTAAATTATAAATTATTTAAAGATTTTATTGAGTATAAAGAAAACATAAGATACTGTTTTGGTAAAGTTGTTGGTAATGATGAATATACTTTCATCAAACTAGATGGGGTTGATATTTTAATACCAATTGGTGAAGAAGAAAGTTTTATGGATAAGTATTCTAACTGGGTATTCACATCAGCTGCTGATGTTGGTTTAGAATGGTATGAAGCTGATTACAATCAAGCAAATGTCTTAACACCTTTCCATGATTATGATATATTAAAATACGCTGGTAAATGTAAACTTACGTTTTAATTACCATTTACCTGATAAGTAAGTTAGTAACTGACCAAATAACGGTATCTCAACTGTATCGTATTCACCTCTATTATATCTTGTAGACGTAACACCTTTTCCGACAACCATTTTAATAGCTCTCATTACGTTTACTAAAATTGGCTTTGGTAAAGCCCGTCTTCTGAATGACCCAATAAAAATATTGTCACCTTCATATTTTCCGTTAAAAGAATATTCACTCACGATTTCTTGTATTTGTTGTTTTGTTAATGTGTAATTTTTCATGTTATACCATTTTTGATACTGGTGTTGTTGACCATGTTTTGCAAGCCCAATATCTAGCTTTCCAGCGAGGGCCTGGGTTATCGCAATGATGTCTTGCTCTAAAATTTTTGCGTCTTCTTGGGTTATCTCTCTTGATTTCCATATTAGGGTCACCAAAATTTACTTTAACCACGTTACCACTTGCGTTTTTAACGTGTACTTTATATTTTTTAACATCACCACGTGATATTTTACCCAATTGAACTTTTCTACCATGGTATTCAGCCTCATTTAAGTTCTCAGTCATACTGTAATACTCGTTTATAGCCTCATTAACCATCTTTTCTAATACATCTGGTGTGATAACACCTTCGCATAGTTTATCTTTGCTTATAATCAAATCATCAATGATGTGATTACCTGTTTGCATGTTTACAATCTCATCAACTAATGAGAATAGGTTTTCATTAGTAAAACCTTCATGTTTAGACGATCTAACTGCTTTATCCAATGCTTTTTTAGTTGGGTAATCTTTATCACCAGGTTTAGCTGGTTCCTCACCTCTAGCACGTTTAGCTGCTATATTAGCCCATAACCCCATCTTCTCAAGTAACTCACCTTTGGTTATAGTGATAGTCTCATTTTTTTTAAACTTAGCTAATTTTTCCACACCATATTTTTCAACGAATTCGTCATACGGTATATATTCAATTTCATTGTCATCAGCCCATAGAACCTCAACAAGATCAGCAGTTACATTTAATACTTTCATTACTTTTTTATTATAAATAGTTTATTATTGGCATTTGTTCAATATTTATATTTAAATTTGTACTATGAAAGTATTAGCAGTTGATAAATATAAATTACATTACCCAAATGAAGATGTTTTGGTTTTAGTTAATATTGATAAATTTTTAGAAAGATTTAAAAACGACTCACCAGAATACTTTGTTGGTGATGATACAACTCAACCATTTAGTATTAATAGAATAGAAAAATCAATAGATTATGTTACAAAATATGGTGACGATAATCGTTGGATTAATCCTAAAACTGGTAATAGAGATGAGTACGAAGTTATATTTGAACCAACATTAGCTGGTATTTATGATGGTAAAATGGGTGTCACAGATGGTAGACATCGCATGGTTGCCTTAAAAAAATTAGGGTACACCCATGCTTACATAGAAGTACCCCAAGATCAAAAAAATTTATTTAGTAGTTTAGCTTAAACCCAATAATTTACTAGCGTCAGCTTTTAATTTCTCATCCATAACCTCACTAACAGATTCAGGTGTAACTAAAAGAAATTTACCATCCCCATCTTGCCATTTCTCACCATCAACAACATTAAGATCCTGACCTTTTTTTGATGTGTAGTTCATATAACTAGCTAAAGCGTCCAAGATATTATTAGAATCAACATAATCTTTCCAATCAGAAGCGTTAGTCATATAGTAACCATCTTCATCAGCATCTTCTTCTTGTTCGATATCCAAATAATCAGATAACACATCTTTAATGTCTTCTGAATTACCATCACCGTAATTATCCCAAACATCATTAATTGTGTAATATATTTGATTTGTTTGTTTGTTTTTTAATAAATATTCACCACCATTAGAACTAACAATAATATAATCACCTGGAACATATTCACCTTCTTTATGCGTGTCTTTTTGATTCCATGGTGCATCTGGTGTATCAGAACCTTCTGGATAGTTATAATTATCCATTTCAGACAATCTTTTTGTCTCAATATCTTCAAATATTTTTTGAAGTTGCGCTTCAGTTACTCTATATTTTGCCATTGTTTTTTATTTATAAATAGTTTTAAAAATAAATAAAGACCTCGTGTGGTGTTTATTATATTTCGTTACCGCAAGAAGGACAGAACTTCCAATTTGCTTTTTTTATTCTAACCCCACAACCAGAGCAGTAGTTTCTTAATTCTGAAACCTCAACTGGCTTTTGTGAGTTTGGTAATATTTTCCATGTTACCGAATGGTTCATATAATATGAATAATTACCGCTACCATTTTTTAGTTCGGTGTTTGATGTATTACCTCTTTCAATCCTACCAGTTTCAATTGATTTACTAGAAATACCTGATGTGTAAGTTTTACCAATGTCATTAGAAGAACAAGTAATTGTTGTAAAACTTGGGTTGTAATTTGGTTGAGTAAAGATTGGTTGATGGTAATAAGTACCACCCAATGATGGGTATACGGTATTTAAACCATATAAAATAGTTTCATCGTAAAACTCTATCTCAACCAAACCATTATTTTGAATAGCGTCAATTGCAACTGAGTTCTCACCATCAACCTCATAGGTTGAAAATAAGAATTTCTTGGCTTCATCAATATGACGATCCAAATGAACTCTTTGACCTGGTTTTAATATTAAACCACGGTTTGAAAGATAGTTACCATTAATTTTAATTTTTGCTAATACCGAAATTGTTTTCGGATTGAATAACTCGATCTCGAACTGATCGTTGTCATCTAGATAAACAGAATCATTAATCTGTTTTAATCTGTTTTTACCTTTTGTGATGTAGGCTTCAGGGTTCAACGTACTGTTGAACGTGTAATTTGTGTTGTACATTTTTTCTCGTTTTATATTTTATTATACCAACCTTTTTGTCGCTCATCACGACTCAAGGGCAACAAGTACCCAAGGTTAATAGCCACACGAGGCTTTATTTAATAATAAATATAGTAAAAGAAAAAATAATGTAAATTAATATTGTAACTGAATAATCATGTTATCACCTTGTTGGTTAATCTCAACACTGGTAACATAAAAACTATCATATTCAGATGTTCTTTTAGAATCTAAAGATATGTTATTTGGTAAATTACCTAAATTAATTGAAGAACCACCCATAACAAACTTACCAGAAAGAGTATTCATTTTTATACCAGAATTATCAACCTCAACTTCAAAATCTTTGCTATATTCACTAGTTTCACCAGTTAGTTCAATAGAACCTATAAAATATACGCTAGACGGTACTAAACCAATTGATTTAATTCCATATGATCTATATTCAATATCTAACTCATAGTTAGCGATAGCTTTGCTAACATTCATATAAACATCAAACTCTTCATTGTTTACAATTATTGTATTTTTAACACCTGGTTTTGCATATTCCTTAAATAAAGCATCTTGGTCAATATAAAAATCAACATCAGAAATTTCTGCTCTAAAAATATTATCTTTAGTAGTAGCTTCTTCAGTAACACCCTCTTCAAACCCTCTTTCTCTACGAAATTGAGCATCATCAGAATCCATTTGATTTAATGTTTCACCATCCAACCAACCTTCTTGCCACGAAGCGTATTCTTTAGATCCTTTTTCATATGGATTTTTATCAAGACCTTGTCTATTACCATGAGCCTCATTACCTTGTTTAATAATTTTTTGGTTTTTTAATACAACTTCAAGTTGCGATTCTGACATTCTGTATACTTTATTCATAAAAATCTATGTTTACATATAAATAGTTTATCTTATGCAATAATTTTTAAAAACTCTGATGTTGACGAGGATAATTGTTTTAATTGATCAAAACCATAAAAAGCGGCTTTACCAACCATCCTTAATCTATCTGAAATAACTAAATCAGATTTTGAATATCCGTTTATAATAGCAGGTGAACCTAACCCGCAAATGTAATACTCCCTTTTTGATACCATACAAATGAATATTGTTTTACGATATGTTCTACCATAAACTAAAGGTAGGAATCCAAATGAGAAGGTACTAACATCAACACTTCTACTACCTGTTATTTTATTGATGTGCGGAATTTTAATATCTGACACATTGTTGTAATCAACAAAATCAACACCTAAGAATTGCTCCATAACCGTTTCACCAGCCACTTGCATAAAAGGTTTTCTGAAAAGATTAATCTTTTCATCATCAGTTAACTTTCGATTCAATTTAACTTCTTGTTTGTTAATTAATCTGATAATTGAACTTGTCAATTTACCATAATGCTCATCATCCAGAGTTATTTTTTTAAACATAGGGATATGAGGGACGAATCCGTTTTGGAATGTTATTTTATTATTCATGAGACAAAAGTAAAAAATTATTTGGTAATAAACAAAATATTTACTATTTTTGTCAAAATAATCATAAAATAAATAAATGAGTAAATACACAGACGAACAATTAAACTTCATCAATTATAAGGGTGATAAGTCAATTATCCTATCAGCAACAGCTGGTTCAGGTAAAACTCACTCAACTGTTGGTAGGTTGAATGAAATGATTGAAAATGGAGTAGACCCATCTAGAATAATTTTTTTTAGTTTCACAAATGATGCTGTTAATGAGTTAAGATCTAGAGTTAAACATGATGTTAAAATAACTACAATACATAGTTTTACTAGTAGTTTACTTGGTAAGATGGGTTTATTCAAACCTATTGTCACATTTTATGATTTTACCAATTGGTATAAAGAAAAATATAAACCACATATCAAAGATCCTCTTAAAATAAAACAAATATACGCCAAGAACGTAGATAAGTTTTACGAAGAGGGTAGCCAAATATCAGCAACATTTTCATCTTTTAAATTACAAAACGCTGATAATATAAAATCACCAAAACCACCATATTATGATGAATACTCTGCGTTTATTAGAGATGTTAAAGGTAGAGATTTTTCTGATATGTTAATTGATACTGAAAAATTTAGTAGACACCCAGAGTATAAAAAATATTTTGAGGGGTTATACGATTATATTTTTGTTGACGAATATCAAGACACTTCAACTCTCCAAATGAAAATATTACTATCAATTAAGGCTAAACAGTACCATCTAATTGGTGATAAAAATCAATCTATATACGGGTTTTCTGGCGCAAATTGCGAGGGTATTGAAAATTTATTAATAAATGGTTATGATACAATTACCGACATGACCCTAACCAAGAACTTTAGGTCTCATAAAAAAATTGTTGAAAATGCTAATAAATATAGCAATTTAGTTGCAATACCTCACCATGAGGATGATGGTTATATTCATGATAAATTGATAAGTGAGTTTGATATGTATGAGATGATGAAAGATGGTAAACCATTAACTATTTTAGCTAGATCAAACAGTAGTATTAAAGATATTGAAAAGCATTGTTTAAAAGATAAAATTAAAATGAGGTACTTCAATTTTATATCACCTCAAGATTTGGATAAAATAAAAGAGGGTAAAATTAACCCATCTTTAAAGAAGAAAATTGAATCTGTTGCACCATATCATGGTAATACTTTTGGGTTGATTAAATTTATTGAGGATAACAAAAACTCAGATGTTTTTATAACCAGTATACATAAGAGTAAAGGTCGTGAATTCCCAAGATGTATTATTGTTAATTCAATAGACCCTGAAATGTTATTAGAGAGTGAATTTGCTTCAGAGGAATATACTTACATTAAAGATGATGGTGATATTGATATTGAGGCTAGAAACATTCACTACGTGGCTGTAACCAGACCTAAAGAAGAATTATACTTCTTAGTATATGAATAAAAAAAGGGGCTAAATTAGCCCCTTTTATATTATCCTTGTCCTCTATTTTTTTTCTTGTAAAACTTACTATTTTTACTGTTGCTACTTTTTTTCTTTGAATGAATACCTGGTTTTTTCTTTTTTGGCTTACCAGTAAAAACTCTAGCTGAGTTCGTTGAGGTTGTTTTCTTTGCCATAGGTCATTAATACTTAAGAATTTGTTTAATTCTATTAACAGCTTCCTCTAACTTTTCGTTTTCAAAAACTTCACCTTCAGCACCCGCTCTAGTTTCCATCCAAGAACCTTCTTCCATTTCTTTATGCATGGTTTCTTCCATTCCTGGTTGTGTTGGTTCTTGACCTTTACCAACAGCTTTTTTAATTGCTGCAATAATTTTATCTTTAAATGATGCAACGCCTAACACACCAAATATAGTGATAACAGCACCTAAACCAAGTAATAATTCTTCTGTTGTAGGCATCTCATCTTCAACAACTACATCACGGTTAGTACCATCTGGATTTGTTGGAAAATTTGGTGGTGGAACTTCAGAACCTAACATTTCTTGTGCTTTATCCATAGCATCTTTAGATGGGTTTTCCATTGCGCTAGCTAAATCATCAGCTAATGACATGCTACCAATACCTTGTGCAGATAATAAAGCCATAATTTTTTCAGCCACTCTACTTTGTGTACCGTCACCTTCGCCTAATTCTTTGTTAATACCCTCATTTGTGTTTAAATCTTCTTCCATAGTTGCTCCTGACTCTACGTCATCCATATTTTGTGTATATTTATTTTGTTGTTCTTCATCATAACCTTTAATCATAGCTTCAATTTCATCCACACCTTCTTGTGCTTTTGATGTAAAACCAGTGATTCTACCATAAGCCTTACTTAACCATTCTTTTACTTTACCGAACATATCATCCATACCTTCGTAAACCTTAGAACCATCAATTTTCATTTGACCCTTTACTTTACCAGCAACTTTAGAATCTTCTAAAATTTGCTCTAACACCTTTCTTGTGTTCTCATTAACCTTAGTTAAAGCCGTTTCAAAAGCTTTTTGGTAAGATGTTGTTAATCTTTCAGATTCTTGTACAATCTCAACTAACATCCCTTCAATAGAGATTTTTAATTTTTCAGCACCTTCTGTTTGACCCTTAAACGCTTCCATTACTTCAGGTACTAATTCACCCTTGCTAGCTTCTAATTCTACAATTGACTCTTTATATGCGGTCAACGCTTGATCCAATTGCTCTTGGGTTGATTTCAGTTCAGCAATTTTTTCTGTGATAATATTTTCCATGTTTTATTAAGTTATATCAATAAATAGTTTGTTTTTTAATAAAATTCACATATATTTATAAAACACTAAGTAACAAGATATGCTATACTTTTATTCCAAAAATGATAAGTCCAAAGAACCTATCAAAAAAACGTTTCTAACCACATCCAGATTAAACGCAGCAAAGTATTTTGCTGAAATTAAACAAATGAAACTAAAGGATTTTTTAAAGATATTCGGGGTATCTAGATAATTATCTATATATGTTACCAACACGCCATAGGTGACCATAATGGTTTGTTCTAGTGTTACCAAAATATTCTGATTGTTCCACTCTGTATTCTGGGTAATTGTATAATAAAAATTTATTATCTTTGTTGATTATCCCAACTACCCCAGCTTTATGGGTGAAATACAAATCAACGTCCGTTAGATTTAAAAAAATATTTTTTAGTAACATAGGCCCTGTTGGGCTTAAACATGAAGATCCATAAAAATTATTTTTAACATTATCAACAATATTTTCAATTGCTTTGAATAATCTTACATTACCTGGTTTACAAACCATTAAACCATTGTATACACCATATTCGGATTCTGGTAAATCAAAAACAAAATGTTCATTTTCAGTTAATTCAATTAATCTAAAACCTTTAAATGGTTTATATTTTATATCCAAATAAATTCCACCGTGAACATACAATACACAATAGCGCCATAAATCAGCTTTAAAAGCTCCAGGTATTAATTTTCTATAAGCCAATAAAACATCTAAATTAAAATGTTGTTCTATAAAATTATCACAATCAACATCATCGAATAGGTAATACTCAAATTCTGGATTGTTGGTTATTAACTCATCAACGCATTCTCGCATTTTAGGTAATAAATTTTTTGTACCCCAAGTTTGAAATATTTTTAACGGTATTTTACTTTTATATGTTTTACCAGTATAACTAAAATGTGGTTGGTGTATAAATGGGTTATAGTCAATATTTTCGTATGTAATTTTTGCTACCCTACGTTCAAAAATTTTTGTGAGCGGTTTTACACCATCACTAAAAAAACCTGTGACTTTTTTTTTATTTTTAACAATACCATAAAATTTTTCATCATTAATTTTAACACTATCATCAATTTTAACGATATTACAATTGTATGGTATTGTAAATATTTCATTACCTGGTGTTGACCCCCATTTTTTTATATAAAATTGTTTATTTAAATCTATTTGGTTTAATGATGGGTTTTTGGCTATTGTTTGTGAATTATAATATGTTTGTGGGTTAAAAAAAACAGACCTGTTTATCACTAAACTTTCCAACATCATTCGATAATGATAGTCATTATCTTCATAATAAGCTGGGTAAAAATTCTCATCAAACCTACCAATTTTTTTCCAAGTTGTTAACGGTATTATAAATACGCACCAGGTACCTAAACCAATATAAAAATCACTTGAATTTTTATCAATATAATCTTCAATATCTTCAGCACTTTTATCCCAAATTACATCATCATTTAATATGGCAACATGTGTGCAACCATTAGAAAATAACGTATCACATATAAGATTCCAAGAACCACTAACACCTAAATTATTTTTTGTTTTTATTATGTGTTGATTTGGTGAATTTATTTCTATGTCTTGATTACCGTTATCAACAATACACACATCTCTATTAGACCACTTGCTTTTATACACCTCTAAAGCCTGATTAAGTAAATCAGCTCTATTTATTGTTGGTATACCTAACCCTATTTTTTTATACATTTACAATCTATTTATATTAAATATGAACAACTTACCTAAAGTAAACATTAGTCATTTAAAACAAATGGTCAACGAAGGTGGTATGGAATTACTATACCATATGTTAAGACGTGAAGAATCATCTTATTTATTTGAAGATTTTAATTCAGTTTTAGTTTATCAAGAAGTTAAAAAGGGTGACACTAAAGAACAGCATTTAGTTATTGAAATGCTTATATTCAATGAAAATGGGTTTTAATAAAAAATATATAAATAAAGGTCAAATTATTACTCAGGTAAAAGAATCTGGTGTTAAATCATTGGGTGATGTGTTTACTTTAAAAACAGACAGCTTCTTTTTTGAAGATAACTTTTCATCAATGATATTCGATTTATTTGCTGATAAGCAATATCGTAAAATAGAGTGTCTTATTCGCTAAGATTACTATTCCTATTCCCAATTACTTCACAACGTTCCCAGTTTGGCATCCATGCGTAGCCACCCTTATCATCAATAATTGTGAATGACCCGTTTTCAAAAACTACAAAACCACACCAACCAGCTTCGTCCGTAAGTATGATATCATTTTCGAAAATAGTTTTACCGTTTTTATCCAAACAATTAACGCATTTTTCAATAACACAACTGTTAATACCATACCAATCAGTATAATCAATGACAGTGTAATCCCCACCCAATATATCACCTTCTTCATGATAGTATTTATTAATAACTTCATTTAATTTTTCATTACCTCTAAGAATTTGTATTGCACCATCTTGTGTAATTACAGCATCCTTAATGTATTTTTTTTGCTCTTTACACCAAATCCTATACACCATCAGTTTTATTTTTATCTTTTAGTTCTCTTTTCTTTTTATATGCAATAGTAGCCCAAGTACCGACAAAAGCACCTAAAGCCGCTGCAAATATTAGACTCCTATCGTTAACGTAATTTGCTGTTACCGTAGCACCGCAAACAAATAAAGCAACAGCCCATAACCCAGCACCAACAGCCCTTCTTTCATCAACCTTTATAAAATAGTACGCCCAGCATACATCAGTAATAGCCATAGCTAACATCACCCCTAAAAATTTTAATAAATAAATCATTTCATATAGTTTTAGCAAATATAGTAAATTAATCAGTAAAAGTAAACTTTTGCTTTATTTTTTTATATTTATCGGGAAACGAATTATATATTATGCATCATAAAACACTTAAACAGCTTAACACTCTAAGAGACAATCTTAGTGAATTACATGAAAATAGCACTGATAAGTTAATTGAATCAACAAACTCAAATGATTTACAAAACGAAATTCAAAGAAATGTTATCAATTATATAACAGAAACAATTGATCAAATTGACATCATAATGGAAAACATTGAAAACGGTGAGTACGATGAGACCACCAACAATGATGAAGATTATGATTAAAACATTCCACCCGTAGAGGTGGTATTTTAGGATCGTTCATGGTTATGGACAAACTAGGTCGGAATTCGCTACTCCGACCTTTTTATTGGTATTGGCTATATTTATTAACATGAAAAAACTATTATTTATTTTATTATTATTAATTAGCATTACAGTTAATGCTCAGTTAAGAGATTCGGTTTATATCAAAACTGATATTTACGAATGTGTTTACTCTGAGGTGTTAGAACAACCAAAATTTATTAGATATACTGTTCAGTGTCCAAATGGTACAGCGCCTAGAGCTGGTATGGATTTCTATATTTCTGACAATTTAAAAACATCTGACGATAAAGACTACGCTCAAAATGTTTATGATAAGGGACACATGGCTCCAGCGGCAGATTTTAATTGCACTAAAGAAATGCTTTATAAGACATTTTCATATGTTAATTGTGCGTTACAACATAAAGATTTAAATCGTGTAACCTGGAGGCTACTAGAAGCTAAGGAAAGGGTTTTAGCTGAGAAGTATACGGTGATTGTTGAAATAAGATTGGTGTTTGATAAAAAATGTGTTAAATTACCGACTGGTGCAACCATACCTAAAGCGTTTTATAAGACTATTTATATTAAAGAAACCAATCAAATTTTAAAGTACTATTTTATAAACCAAAAACCCACATCATCAAACCCAGAAAATTACCTTATTAAGTTTTGTACTCAATAAAAATGAATATACCAGAAATACTAAAACAAAAATACCCAGACCCCAAAGAAATTAGATTTGATGTTTATCAAGATGATAAAAGAAAATCTATATTTCTATCTGGTTTTATTGTGAATCCTTTATCAAGAGGTAAAGGCGTTGGTTCTGGTTTTATGGAGGATTTAACCCAAATGGCTGATGAGATTGGTTATAAGATAACCTTAACTCCAGACAGTTCATATGGTGGTAATCTTAATCGCTTAAAAGACTTTTACCCAAGATTTGGTTTTGTTTTTAATAAAGGTGATAATCGTGACTTCTCACATAAAGAAGATATGTATCGTTTACCAAAGGAACAAGAAATTAATGAAGAGGGTGAATCAACATCATCTGGCAGTTCAACTGGTAACGCAAAAGCAACTGGTAAAAAATGGGAAAGTGGTGTAGTACATGGTAAAGCAAACCCAATAGCCAACACAGGTCAATGGGAAAGTGGTGTAGTACATGGTAAAGCAAATCCAGTATCAACAAACGAAAATGTTAAATTAAACGAACAGATAATTAGAATGCGAGAGATGCTTAATCTTAATGAAAAAGCTATCCCACAAACCATACAAAAAAATGTGGGTAATGTTCTATTCGGTTCCAACCCTAAGATTGCTGATATTCAACAAAAGGAACCAGAAGAAAATACACCTTTAGAAACACAACTATTAAAAAACTTAAAAGGTTGGACACAATCATCAACAGATAGTAGTGCATCAAAAGTTATATCAACCCTTGACGATTTATTAAAGTTAAAAAAATATTTTCCAGAAGTGTTGAACCCCCCTTATAGTGAAACAGCATACAGAGGAACATCAATCAACATTAGAGAATTAAATAGGTGGATAAAAGAAAATCCGTCTTTTGATGTAATTGGTGGAGGTAATTATTTAAAATTTAGAAACCCATACCCATACAGACCAAGAAGAGATGTTAGCAGTTGGACAACTTCAATGTATTACTCAACTTCTTTTAGAGGTAGAGAGTTTGAAGATTTTAAAACAAATGTTGGTGTTGTATTTGAAACAAAAATTGATGATACCTTTATTATGAATCCTAGTGTTATGAATATTATTTTTAAACATACACAAGGTGATCTTGGTTATGAGCAAGAAGCTGTTCGTGAAGAAGATGAGGTTATTAAATTTTCACCAGATGGTGAATACTATATGGTTATGGATGCATGTACCTATAAAATATTTAACCCATCATATGAATATGATGGTTGTGACGAAGAAGACTATGAATAATTTAACAGAACAACTTAACAGAATTAAAGAAATGATGATTATTCAGGAAGCTGAAGAAATCAAAGATGAGGTATTCGCTGAAAAAAGATTAAAAGGTGCGACTAAAATTGCAGATACTACCCTAAAAGCGGGTGGTTTATCATTATTAACTTACAAACACTATAAAGTTAAATTACCTTACTATGAAAAAGCAGCTAAAGGTGAATTAGATACGGCTAATGCTAAAAAAGAATACAAAGAATTATTAGATAAGTTATATAAATCAACCAAAGGTGATATGAATATCGAGCAAATTGATTTTCAAGAACTGGTTGGAAAAATAGAAGTCTTGGGTGAATTAATAATTAAAGAAAACGAAAAAGGAGCTTAAAGGCTCCTTTTTTATGTGTTAATAAATTTTAATTATTATGCGTTTTGATCAACAAATCCAAAACAAACCGTACAATAGTATTCCGTAACAGTGTATATAAAACTTACTTCAGACACTGTACCATCTATACGAATAATATTAAACCCTTCCTGTCCAGTGAATTGAGTATATTGTGTTGCATTAACCGCACTTTGATAAGTTGTAGCTACTTCCCAAATTGGTGTGAATGGTAAAGTTGATATAACTGGGACTTGTAATCCAGGATTACCAACGCTAGCAAATGCAACCAAAGGATTTAAAACGGGTTGGCTAAATGTTGCTGTAAATACACCAGTTGAGGTGTTTCGTATTTGATTTCCGCTAAGTGGTACACCATATTCTTCTGGGAAGGTTGTTGGGGCATACATACCATTTTCTATTTCCATACCACCGTTGCTTTGTGTAATCGAAACAGTAATACTATTTTGACCTATACCAGCTGCTGTTGTTGAGTTTATACTAGTCATTGTCATCCATTGGAACCCTGAACTACCGAAACTTGACCAACTATTCCAATAACCGTTATCAGTTAACCACGTACTTGCGGCATTCCCGCTTATAAAAACTTGACCACTTATTCTGTTTGCTAAGTTAATAAACTGTGATTCCGTACTACCAGTTCCAAAAAAACAAACTGATGCTGTTACACCAGATATTGGTGTTGGTTGTGTGTTATCTGGGACTGAGGCTGCAATAAAGTAACCTAAGTCCTCATTAGGCCCTTCCCAAAATTGTGGACTATCAGTGTACCCATCATCAGGTGTACCAACTGCTAAATCACCAACTTGCGTTGTACCATTTATATTTGAGCCTGTATTGTATGCGAAAGATCTTGTTGTTGCCATTTTTTTTATATATTTAATTAAAAGTTATTTGTTGTTGTGTTATAAAATACCAAACCAGTTACGGTTGTTGTTTTTGTTATGGTTGGTGTTGAGTAGTTAAATGTTAACACATCTCCACCACCAGCTTCACCAAATTGTATTCTTATTGGATAATAAGTACCAGCAGTTAATGCTATGGAGCCGAATTTTTCCATTACACCATGTGCACCTCCGTTATTAACGGTTGCGTTTACTGTCGTAAAACCACTTTGGGCATCTGCTCCAATCCACATATATGATGCATCATCTGATGCTGTGTAAAATGTATACGTTTCTGTTGTCAATGGTTTAAAATAACCCAACCATT